ACTATATCTTCATTAAGCTTTTTTACAGCTTCTTCTGCTTGCTGGAGGTCTTGATTATTAAGGTCCGTTTGCTCCCGAGCATATAGTAATCTCTCTTGCAGGTCTAACAATTCTTCGTTTGCCTTAGACATTACAGTATCGATCTCCGCAAGCCTGTCATATGCCGGTTGTGTTTCCTGTTTTACTAACGTTACCATCTTTTTATCTGTTGGGCTCGTATATCCTTTTGCATTTTGGGAGGTACCATTAGCAGATATATCACAGGCTCCCCGGTACTTGTAAGTAGAGGATACAATCAACGTTTTGTATGCTTTGCCGTCTCTGTCTACTTGCGTTACTGTATCTCCGGCTTCAAGAGCGGGATTTCCTTGCCAACTTGATTCAAAGGGATAAAAGGATATTTTGCCCACATTTTCTAGGATGCCTGGTAAAACAGATTCGTAGTCGCCTTGTAATAACGGGTTATTGCTTAAATCCACCGCGTAATCGTCAGTACCAGATAGATATTTGGTATCTTTTTCTTCACCCTGACCACGGACTGTAAAGCTCGCGCCGGTTATCTGGATTGGATCTTCGGCTGGTTTAAAGTCAAACCAATTTTCAGGCCCTAATGCTAAATCTGTATCCCTATACCATCTGATTTCCAGCTCCCCGGTACGGGTAAATTTTGCAAATCCTCCGGCCAAAGCGGCCACATAGCCTAAAATATCCCTGCAGGTATAGTCACCTTCGGGACGCTTTTTTGCGACATAGCTGGAGTTTGCAAAGTATTGTGTCTTGGCAGGCACTCCGCATGTATTACAGATATCCAAATAGATCTCTTTTAAGGTTGCCGGGTAATCTATTTTTGACTCAGCGTAAGGTACATCAAGTAAAATCATGCCGTCCATGGCTTTAATCGATACAGTGTTGCGCTGCTTTTCGTACTCATCTACATAAAAAATTCCAAGTGGTATATATTCGTATTCTTCGGATAAATCGCCATATTTAAAATCAGATAAGCTTTTTTCTCGCACTTTTACCACTTTATTTTTGCTACTGTATGGCACCAACATCTCGTCGAGATTGCCATACTTGTATTCCGCTAAATCTTCATACGTAATCTCTTTGGGATCCGATAATTCCAGCCCAACTTTTGGGGTAATTCTGGCACCCATCCATTGTATGTCGGGATATCGCGGCACCATACGGGTATCGCTTTTTAGCTTTTTTTGCTTGCGCCCATATGGCGTAAGGATTTTATCCGGGTCGGGGATCATCTCGTTAAAAATGGTAAAGGAGATTGTACTTGCCACCGTCCCGCCGACTGTAAAGTCTTCGCCAGCCTGCGTGGATTCTGTGCAGGCTATAAGGTCTTCTGTAAGGTCTCTGTCCCTTAGCTCTATCACGCCATCAGAGTGGTTTACTGCGATAGAGGCCTTCCACATTCGGACATTATCTTTTACCTTATCTTGGTACTTTTTGGTTGTACTATATATGCTATCACCTCCTACAATTCAATTAGATCAAGCGTCATGCTCCACCTAATGCTTCCACCATTGTAAATTGCTAGTTCAATATTTCTGTCGCCCGCATACATCCGGCAGGTGATGTTTCCCCCGGATGTTGGAAAAGTGGCATAAAAAGAAGCCGGTTTAATGGCGGCTTTTATCGTGTTTAGCTGTGAGCTTGTAATTCCCTTCCACTCCAAGTTTATTTTATGGATCCCCTGCCTTACTCGCTCTATATGCATCGTTCCGGTGCCATCTCTCCCCGTATCCCCGGAGTGCAAGTCATATTCGGGAGGCTTAAAAGAAGTAGGGGAAGGCATAGCCACTCCCCCTATAGATATAATCGCCATACCATACCCCTTATACCGTAATTACCGTCGTACCGCTTATGCGGTTCTGGCGGTTTATATTTTTAATTACCTTTTTGGTTTCTTCCCCGACTTTTATGGTCAGGTTAATTGTTTCGTCGGTGGAGGACATCGCTTTATATACACCTTGCGATATTGCTTCAACAATTTGGTTATTGTTGGCAACAGCCGTCTTCCCGCCGATGCTTCCTATCATTTCTGGATTACCCGGCTCATTTGCGATAAAAAGTTGTCCAGGAGTCGGAAAGCCGCCTTCCCGGTGCACACCAACTGGCGTAAATTGATAAGCCGCTTGTGCTGCTTTGGCGATAAAAGGTATTGCCTGCGGTGCAAAGTGGGCCGCCGCGGCTATGCCAATGCCGGCTCCAACAACTATACCCGCTTTTTTGACGGTACCTTTGTTTTCGCTGTACCACCCGCTTATTCTCTCCCCAGTTGCACTCGCAAAATTTTTAATATTTTGCCATGCTGTGGCCAGTGCACTGCCGATAGTTCTTATTAGCCCTGACCCCCAATTAGCAAATACGTTCAGGGAATTGTTAGCAAACGATCCGAACCCTCTTAGCGCTTTTCCACCCCAATCTCCTATATCAGCTAAGCTGGATTTTAAACCTCCATATAAGTTCCCGGTCCATCCTTTGGCCGTTTGAAATGCAATGGAAGATACTGCTGCCCCTAGTGCTACAAGGTTTCCCGAGTAGCCAGGAATAAAGTTTCTTACGTCTCTGTCTGCCGAAAGCAACCCCTGTGCATAGTTTCCAGCCAGTACCTTCCCAGTTGCACTGGCTAATCTTCCTACTGCATCTTTATTGGTGGACAAATTCTTTTCCGTTGCGCCAAGCGCTTCTTTCACATTAGATTTTACATTTTCCATTGCTTCCGATGTTTGCGCTTGCATATTCAGTAAGGAGGCAATATATAAGCCAAGATTAACCGCCGGTACTGGAGGTGGAAAAAGATTCCACACTGGATTAAATACGGGTACGGGAAGGCCTGGGAAAACAGGCATTGGTACCAGTGGAGGTACCAGGCCCCACTGTGGATGGAAAACCGGTATAGGTAATTGTGGGATACTTGGTATAGGAATGGTCGGCAAGTCAAGTCCCCAATTCGGATGCCAAATCGGATCTGGCAGCTCTGCAAACACAGGAGCAGGAACTGTGACAGGTTCTCCCACCAATCCTCGAAAGTCATTCCAGCGTTCAGTAAACCATGGGAAAAAATCCTTGGCCTTTTTCTTAGCTCCATCCAGCCCGTCAGCAATGCTGGGGCCAACATCTACGGTTCCTAGTCCGCCTGTGTTTAACCCCGGATTAAATCCTCCGCCGCCCCCGGTCCCGCCTCCGGTTCCGCCTCCGCCACCACTGCTCATATCTTTCTGTAGACGGTTAATTTCGTCAAACGGAGCTAATGCTTTTTCCGCTGCTTTACGGGCTTTATTGATCCCTTTACCGAGCTTGTTTTGGCCTTTCCCTGCCTTATCTGCCGATTTGCCTATGCCTGTGTTGATTTTAGATAAGTCTATACCAGTGTCAACTGCGGTCTGCTGCGTTTTGACATCGGACTTATCCACAATTTGCTTTCCAGTGATCATCGAAAAAACTTTGCCCACTGCCTGAGCTATTTTTATCAACCCGTCTAGAATTCTATTTAAAAACTTTACCAATGGCAGTAGGACTTTTATTAAGCCATTACCGATAATTCCCATGAGCTCCGCCCAGCGCTCTTTTAGGATTCTCGTCTGGTTAGCCCATGTACCTGTGTTTCTAGCAAAGTCTCCCTGCGCATCCCCCGTAACAGCCATGATATAGTTGTATCTGGCCATAGTCTGTTCTGCCAGAGACATTTCTTGCCACGATTTATTGATTCCTTGCGATAAGTTCCACGCTTCCAGATTAGCAACATTCATATTTATTCCAAGCTGCTTTAACGGCTCGGTCTCGCCCGTTAACCCTGCACGGAGCTTCGTAAATGCTACTTCTGGATCAAGATTGTAAAAGCTTGCCATGTCAGCTGCCAATCCTGTTAGATTAGTGGACATATCTTTCATGGCTCCGCCAGTGATTCCGGATGCTTTTAGAGTTGCGCCCATGGTAGAGGAGAACTTTTTTGCAGAAAGCTCAGACAGCCCAAACTTATCTAGGGCATTGGCAGCAAAGTTGTCTATGTCTTTACTCATATTTCCGAACGTAACGTCGACTACGTTTTGTACCTCTGTTAAGTCAGACGCTACGCCAATAGCCTTTTTACCTAATTCCACAATCCCTTTTGTAACTGCTGCCGCCGCGGCTACCTTTCCGAGCTTGATAAAGCTAAGCCCCAATCCATCTACTACTCCTCCCAAAGTTTGGCTTATACCATGGGAGGTTCTTTCTGCCTGATTTTTAAACTGTGATAATTCACTTTGGGTGGATTTCAGGCCCTTGCTAATGCCTGAAAAATCTCCTCCACCTCTGACGATAAAATTGGATCCTGACATTTTTTCACCTGCCTTTTTGGCACGAAAAAAGCACCGGTTAAAACCAGTGCCTAATAAAAAGACGCCATTTAAGGCGCTATCTTGTTTATTTTATTAAGTCGAACCACGCACACTGTGCAAATACTACTTTTGGTGCTGTATCGTCCTTTTCCAAACTATAACATATCCAGCCTTGATGGTCAGCTCCCTCATATAGCTGTCCGGTCATGGCCGGATCCATGCCTGGCACATCCCAAGTTAGAGTAGATACCTTATAATCTCCAGTTGAGTACAAAAAGCTTGTTCCGGATAATGTTAGTGGTACATCTTTCCCAGACTTATCTTCCAGGTATTTAATCTTAAATTTTGCCAGCCCGTGTTCTTTACCTTCACCCGGATCACCCGTGCTGTGCCATGCTCTCAAAATCTTTTCCGCTTCTTCGCCACGTCTAAAATCTATAAGCGTGACTTCTACACGATAGGCACTACCAGACTGATCTTGTATGTCTGCCTGCACTGGCTGATTTACCTTCGCCGGGTTCTTGCGGGATCCAACAATCGGGATATTTTCGGTATTTCCTATCGTCTTTGGCATATTCGGTACGCTTACCTTACCGAAACCCATCTTGCTTATAATAAAATAAGCTATTAAGATTGCTGCCACTATGCTGATCCATTTGGGCATATGTGTTTTTGGCTTCCTTCTTTTTGGCATCCGTTCATCGTCATCAAATGGTCCAAGCTCCGGAGACCCATACAGCCCCATTTCTCACAATCCCCCTTGTACTTCATATTAGACTTATATACATACTATATAAAATCACTAAGGATTGCAAGATTTTCCGTCACTCCATTTATCAATTTACAGGATGGCATCAGCGTTCCGTTCCTCCAAACAAAGTATTCAGTGCTTTTGCTTGCGCCAACATTTGCTCAGCAGTCATCTCGCGCTTTTCTTCGCCAGCATTATCAATTTCCTTGAGTACTTTATCAATGTCAACACGTTTCGCCCATACCCATCTTGATATCAGATAAGCCTGGTATACCTGCCTTTTAAGCTCTTCACGCTTGCGATCCTTAAAAGCTTTAATCGCTATGTTTAAATCAGCCACATCCATTTCCCAAAAATCGCTCATCGGGATTCCGATATATGCGGCTTGCTCCCAGGCGGACTCAATTGCGAAAGATTCTGTTTTTATTTTTCCTCCGGCACTTTTTCCTTGTCCCCCGCTGACTTCCCCACGTTTTTTGGGCTCTTCTTCCTTTCCAGAGTGCCATTAAGCGCCTGCCACATCACCTCAGCGACAGTAGCTAAATCAGAGTGTTCATCGATTAGATCCATAACTCTATCTGGAGTAAGATCCGGATCTTCATGTTTTAATCCTTCACACATAACAGTGGCATAATCTGCCATAGTCAGCTGGCCATCGGTCATTCCCGGTATCTGCATCAGCGGTTTCCCAAACTTCTTTTCAATGTTACTAAGAGTCCTCATGTTGTACTTAAAACTTCGTTCCCGATCAAGCTTTATTGGATAAAACATATATTTATACCTCCCAAAAAATTCTACATATTATGATATAACCGCCTTCACAGCGAATCTGCTTGTATCAATTATTTCTTTTATACAATTCATCTGCTTATAGTGTTTTGAATTCGTCCTCTTTTTCGTTTTTTACGTTCTTATTGGAATACACCAACTGCATGTTGACGTTGATAGCGTCATCCTGATACTCGCTGTTTTCGCTCGGCGCCATTATAATCGATAGATAATTAACATCATGAGTATCAATCAGATTGTCAAAAATCCGTTTTGCTTCTTCTTTATTCACGTTTTCGCCTCTTCCTTTCATCCACAATAACTAATGGAAGCATTAGGCTCCCCCTCCTGCTCCTATAGTCAATGCAGGCTTCCCGCTTACTTTTAAGGTGGCCGCAAACTGGACCGCACCATCAACCTCAATATCGCCAACCTTAAAAAGTGTAACCATGGCCTTAAACTCCCACGCTGCCGACGGCGTAGTCGGAAAGGTAATCGTGTAATCCTCCACGGCTCCACTATCCATTGCCGTCTGCAACGCCGTCTGCCCGGCATCCTCCGCCTCAAAAAACCCTTCCAGCGGGACTTCTCCGCCATCCTTAAATGTTTGGATAAATTCCCGATAGCCCCCATCCGAATCAAGAGCAGTAACATCCATGGTATCCGCCGTAATCTCGATACCGCCTATAGACGTCAATTTTCCAATTGTAACAGGAGCTTCCGCACCCTTACTAATGGTTGTTCCAATACCCCTTGTAGCCATATTCTATCATCCTTTCTTCTTTAAAAATAAATGGTAAAATCGATAATCCCCCGGTTCACTTTTAATTCCGGTTCCCAAACCTCGGAAATATTGTTTATTTTTATATCCTCGACATGGATATCCTGCGCCTCTCCAATATCTGTGCCCGGCAGGGCCATTAAAAAAGCCTCTACCTTATCGGTAAGGCTCTTCATGTCCCCGTATTTTACTGCCATACAGCTAAACATGTAGCTAAGAGCGCCGTCTCCTGTATATCCTTCAAGCGTTTTAGTCTTATCAGTATTGATACGGGTATAAACCAGATAAGGTTTTGTCGCTGTCTCAGGCGCGTTTGTGGGGTAGACATTCCCCACAAGCTCAGGGATCCGCTGTTCAAGTTCATATTTTAATGCTTTTTCCACCTACACACCCCCCCCGGTGATATTGGCTCTAATGTCAGACACCCTTCACGGTTTTTACATTCCAAGCATTTTTTCATTTTAGCCCTACCTTTCTTAACTCTGCATCGATTTTCGTCTGCATGGTATCAACTATGGTCTTTTCTATCTTTTGTGTATTTTTGGATAAGCTGTCGTGGATAAACCTGTATCCGGGGATGTACCGGCCATTTTTTGCAAAAAAGCCATACTCCTGGCTGACAGGGTAATAACCAGTTACCTCTCCGGCTGCGTTTTTCTTTTGAAAAACGTCATTCATTTTCGGATCGAAAATTACTCTATATACTTTCTTTCCTTTGCTATGCGATCTCTCGCCCTTAATAACAATCCCTTTTCGCAGCATACCAGTATCATATGGGGCGGATGCCTGTGCATCCTTCTTAACCACATTCATGCCCTTCCTGGACGCAGACGTGACATATTTCTGGGGGACCTTCCCGAGCTTATCAAAATCCTTAATAAGCTTTTCCATACCCTCAACCTTAAAGTGCACGCCGCTTCTCATGGCTGGCCTCCACATATCCATGTTTTACATAGCCTACACAGTGCCATCTGATCTTATTATTTTTCATTATCCATCCACCATCCTACAATAGCAGAGTAGTTCGCGATGCAGCGACTTTACGTCAATTGAAGACAGTATCTCATAGGTTTCATCCCCATGCCGAATCCGCATGGCATTTGTCACGCCTGGAAAGTACCGGCAATTGAATTTGACTTCGACCTTCGTCCCAGCGGTCAGTGCCGCAAAGAACTCATTACCAAGCAGCGGATCCTTACTTGCCCAAACAGATTTAAAAGTTACCCATTTATCAATGGGGTCTCCGTAGTCATCCTGGCCGGTTAAGTGCCGTAAGAAAGTAATTTTATGCCGGTAATCTCCCGGATTAAACTTGTATGTCATCACGTCACCCCACCCGGTGTTGGTAAAAGATTGGTGCTGTACATGCTGAGTATCGTTTCCACTACTTTATTGAGATTGCTTTTATCAACATATAGCGTCCTGTTATCGTACATATCCTGGCATAAGATGTACACAACGATTGTAAAATCATCATGCAGATCTATCCCGACATCATCAAGCCCAGTATATGACTTGATATAAGCTTTTGCTACGTCGATTAGGGCTTGGATTTCCTGATCTGTGTATTCTCCCTGCTCTAAACGCAGATAATCGGCAATATGGGTTATAGTGATCTCACTTACCTTCATCCCGCTTCACACTCTTTTCAGGCTTCACTTCCTCGACATACTTTGCCCGGAGCAGATCCCGGAGTGTAGCCTTGCAACTACACTCCTTAACCTCGTTTTTTCTCATGCATAAAGCCCCGGTGAAGCTCACCAAGGCTCTTATTTTAGCCATATTATCCCTCCTAAAGCTGTATGCGGATTAGCTTATGCTGCGTGCATAACCAATTTGGCAATCTTCTGTGCATTCTCAACCTTACTATCAATCTCGATCCAGCCAACAACGCCCAAGGCGTGCTGAGTTGCAAATTTTTCACGGAGGACTTCGATGTTAATATTCTCGGACAGCTTCACAGCCAGGCCGCTCATGTCGCCATAGTAGATTACGGTCTTGCCGGCAGCCATAGCAGACATATTATCAGTAGTATACACATCTTTTCCAAACAATGTATATCCCCAGCTGGCTGTGGCGTCCTTATTCAGGAGATATTCGCCCTGTTCGTTTTTCAATTTGCGGATTGCAGTTCTGGTGGCCTTGTTCATGATCCAGATTGCCGGTCCTTGATACACATCAGGGACGGCTTCTTGCACGTCAATCAATTCATCAGCTGTAATAGCGGTGGCCGCAGCGGCGGTTACAGACTGGGTAACACCAGACAGTCCATCGATCTTATCGGTGGTACCGTTCAGCAACTCTTTTTCGATCCACCTTACGATGCTATCTGCCATTGCATTGACCGTAAAATTCACAATGTCAAACTGAGAGTTATTGACTAATGACTTAGATATCTTGGTCAGGACGCCTGCCAAAAAGCCTTTAAGCTCAATGCTTGTAAACTTGCCGGAGGTAGATTCAAGATCCGTAAATTCCGTTGCATATGCCATGGTAATAGACTGAGTTTCCTCGTCGTAATAAGGGATATTGAGAGTACCGCCGATATTATATCTGGTTGCCAATTGATAAATCGGGCAGATATCATATACCCGCTTGATGATCTTATTAGCGATAGAAGACGGGATGACTGCGCCGTTATCAGTTCTTGTCAGGTTTACTTCGGCTCGTTCCTCAACAATGCCTCGGATGTAGTTGGCAAATGCCTTTCCCTCAGCAATGGCACGTTCTTCGGCTTTCTGGCCCGTCTTTCCGTCTTTAGGCGGTTTGCCCAGGCCCCTGGCTCTTTCTTCGGCTGTGATGGTATCGTCAATGCCTTTAATTTCTGCCTCCAAGGCATTAAACTTCTTCATTTCCTCTTCAGTCATGGCCCGGGTTTCGGCCTTTGCACCATCCACAATCTTTTGCATCTCATCAATTTTGTCGTTCTTCTGTTCCTCCAGACTCTTCATAGTAGCCCGGAGTTCTAACACTCTTTTCATTCTTTTTTATCCCCTTTCAAGTTCTGAATCCTCTGTTCCCACTCGGTATAGTCATGTTTCTGTTCGTCAACAGTGACAGCCCGGAACTCATCCCCGCGCTGTTCTGCGATTACCTCCTTTTCGGACCGCTGTTCAATGGATGTCCCCACATAGCAAGGAGACATGCGGTCATCGATTATGGACACTTCGTAAATGTCCAGATCTTCCACATACCTCCTCGGTAGCTGATCAGCTCGCTCCTCCAGATTGTCTTTATTGACATACATCCCAAAGGACCAGCCTTTCAGCTTTTTGTCCCGTGCCTTTTTGATGACGTCGGGATCCTTAACGGTTGCGATTGCCCGGAGCCCGATGTTATCTTCGAACAATTCAAGGTTCTGATCTTTCAGGCTGCCCAATTTTCGATTTTTATCGTGATCCAGTAACAGGTTTACATTGTCTGCCCGTTCCAATCCTTTTTGGAAAGCCCCTGGCTCGATCTGCTCAACCACTTTCCCCCTGGAAGTGATGACCGGTTTGCTGTCTCTACCCACTGCATTAACATATCCATCCAGCAGGACACTGTCATTCCTGATTTCTATCCGCGTCTTTTTCATCCCCTTTCAAGTTTGTAGCTGTTTTGTCTGTGTTTGGCGTGTAAATTGTCTTTGCTTTTGGATCATACAACACACTATCTAACCCAAGTTTTACCCAATTGATACCCAGCGCCGGGAGATCCTCCATGTAACGTACTTCATCGATTTGCATAAAGTTCGAGTCAATAGCCACTTTATAGGCATCAAACCGCTCTTTTATACTGCCTTTTAGCATCTCTTTGGTATCAAAGGCATAATAGTGGGACTTCTTCTCTTTTTCCAATAAAAAGTCCCGATTCAGTGCACATTCAATTGCTGTCAGAACAGGCAGAACTCCCATTTTAAAGCCCTTGGCATATTCCTTATCATCTGCCGTCCCTTTAGTGATATTTTCCGAGATGTTAAATATCCTGCAGACCTCTCCAGAGTTCGTTTCTTTATTCTCATTCAGCTGCATCTCCACAGAACTATTCGATGCTTCTTTGAAATCTATCCCATCATTCAGAATGACAACATTTTCAGAATTATTACTGTAAAGGTTATTCCACGCTGCCTTTAGGCTGTCAACAGCTTCTTGCGATAATTTTCTGGCCGCTTTCAGGAAGCCCTTTTTATTGCCGCCCTTCTTAACCAGTGTCTCCTCAAATTTTAAGGTATTGTATGCAACGCTGAGAATCAAACTGTTTTCTTCAGTGATACTTACTCCCTGCGCACCATCTTTTGAATTCCGGAGGATTTTCAGAAATTCGTACGGCTTGTATGGCTTACCCTGAATATAAATATCATAATCCTTGTGAATTGGATCTGTATTAGGATTAATGGATATCTGCGACTCGTCCACATAGTATAGGCCGGTGAAACGATTACGATCTTTTTCAATATAAGCGTATCCACCTTTGCCAAGATAATAATCCCTAATGATCGCTCGCCAGAACTGAACAGCGTCCAATGTATCCTTCGTATCATTGTTTAGCAGCCATGTTCTTGGATCATCTTTTATTTCCTCTGTTTTATCGCCATCTATTCTGTATAGCTTAATTGGCAGCATAGCAACCGTATCTGCAACAAAGTTGATGCAACTCTTCACACTGGGGATATTCAAGGCTTCTTCTTTCGTCACGGCGGATGACCCGAGTAATGCCCGTAATAAAACTTCATCAGTTTGAGTTTGCGAAATAGCAGACTCTTCTGCCCGCTTCTCTTTTTTACTTCTAAACCATCCCATCAGACCACCTCCTTTATGCCGTCTGAACCACAAAATCACTGCCGAACAGCATATCCTGCTGTAACAGATAGATGGCATTTATTGTGGCAACTATCATATCTACCTTGCCAGCCGACTTTTTCTTGTTAACGTATTTGTTCAAGTTTGTATCCTCTGTGCATCTGGCATTCTGGTCGTTGATTTCCAATAGACGGTTCGCATCATACTGGAAAAGTTTCTTCAGCGCATATTCCTTCAAAAGTTTTGTTGGCGGATGAAGTACGCTGGAATGCTGCTTAATCTCCACACATTCATAACCGGCCGATTCAAGCTTCTGAATTGTGCTTATTGCGTTATATCTGTCATACCCAATCTGGACAATTTCAACACCATATTTCTTCTCAAGCTCAAGGATGAAGTTTTCAATAAAGCTATAGTCTATAACTTCATCCCCGCATTCGAAGCAAACGCCTTGCCTGATCAGCCGATTATAGTCAACCTGCTCCTTCTTAATCTTAAAATCTTTGCTATCCTTCGGAATAAAGCCCCATACTTTTGCACATATCTTTCCACCATCTTCACATACCATGGCAACAGCTGTATTGTCATCTGTCTGGGACAGGTCCAATCCGAGATAGACTTTTTTGCCACGCCAAAATTCCAAGCTTTCTTTGATACTGCATTCCTTGAATTTATCGATAGGAATGTATCCTTCGACACCCAGGCCCTTGTACATGATGTTGTTGTGTTTACAAAGATAATTTTCCCGCTTATTCTCATATAAAATTGCGTCGGTCCGAATGTCCTTAATAGCGTTAAAAATGTAGTCATGCGCTACAGCAACCGGGTTCGCCTGGCAGATCACCAGATCATTCGTTTTCCACTGATCATCTTTAAGAAGATCCTCATCCGGTTCATACAGTAAGGAGAACCGGCGCTTATTATCTATCAGATTATCCAGTACCTTTTTTGATTTATCTATTTCATCGACCATGCCGTTGTTGTCATTCGGGTATTGGGTGCTAATGATAAATCCTAATTTATTAAACAGAGTTATCTGAGAGGAACGCATAGCCTCTATTGGGTAACTGTCCATTGCTCCAGCTTCATCGGCAAGGAATGCATTTGCAAGTTTACCGTCCATCTTGTCTTCAGAGTAAGCAAGCGGTGTATATTCACTGTCAGTTAGCAAGCACCTTATTTCACTTCTGAGGATCTTAAAAACAGAATCATCTGCTAATGCCGGAGATACTTTAATGATTTTTTTAATTGCGAGCTTAATCTCCGATGACAGTTTCAAATCCGGTGCAACCGAAAAGAACCGGCTAAATTGCGGTTCTGTCAGCATTAAGAGTATAAAAATAACCGCGATATTGAATGTCTTAAAATTCTTTCTCGCGATCTCTAATACAGCAGTTTCATAATAGCGGATGTCTTTATCACTATTTTTCAGTTTCGTGCATAATGTTGCAATAATCAGCAGGCAAGCGTAATCTTCCAGTCCTTCATCCATCTGGCATAATAGGTCAGGATGCACCATCAGTTTTAATATTTTATTTATCCGGTTGTAAGCCTTTTCATCGAAATAGGCCTCTGCGTCTTTACCGTCCACAATATTAAGCCAAGCTTTAGTTTGCTTCTTAACATATATCCCAACTTTGCGGTTGTCAGGCTCCAAGCACCACTGAGCGTAATGATACGCCCGGCTGTCCTTAATCACTCTTGAGCGCTTCCAGCAATGGGTTTGGCTCCTTGTCTGGCTGCTTCGGGATGCTTCTAAGCGCTGCCGCAATCGTCATGATATTTTCTTTCTCAATGTCAAGGAGCATTTTCCGTTTAGCCTGTACTTGCTTATCCAGGGCGATTATCTGCTTCTGCATATTGTTTTTCATTTTGTAATAAGAGTCCAACGACATTTCCTCGCTGTCAATCAATCGTTCCTTATCTTCCACCAGCTCCTGGATGTCTTTGTAAAAGGATTCCCGCTTTTCCTCGAAGTACAGGCATTCGGCCTGCAACATACAGTACCGATTTATTACAGAACCATATATGGCATCGTTTTTTCCTATGGCTTTCAGCAGTCTGTTAACTCGGAGAAATTCTTTGTGTGCAGTAGGATTGCTCTTAACTTCCGGACGTTCACTTAGCTGCTTGCCTGTTACGAGAGCTGCCTCTCCTTCCTCCCGCTGCTCCAACTCAGCTTTCGTTCTGTGCGATTTTCCTTCTGATTTAAGTACTGAATATGGTTTGCATGGCGTCGGCAAGAGAATTCCTCCTTTCATCCGTATTAATCAAAACCTGATGTGGGAACAAATTGTCTAAATGGG